CATGCTGTTGCGTCTGGCTTTCTTGGAAGGCAAGCAGCGCAGACAAGAGATATACAACAGGCAACCGCCAGCAAGGGTTCATGTTTTCTCTGAACGCCTCACAATGTGGCGTGGTGATGAAGAGCAGCCGGAAGGTTCATCAGGGTTCATTGCCTTTGCCTGGTTTATATGGGAGCAGGGCAATACAGATACGAGATTGTCGTGGATATGAATTTAGATTTATGTGTTCAACCAGCAACAATAGATGATTTAAAATATATAGATCATTTACAGAGGAAAAACGCTGAAGAGTTAGCGTTTTATCCAAACCAAGTATTTGAGCGTGAGGTATCTAACCATAGGATATTGTTGGCAAGGGTAAATAATCAGCCAGCAGGGTATATTTATCATGGTGCGTTAGGTCAAGTGTGCAAGATTCATCAAGCCTGTATTGAGTATGATCTTAGAGGTCAACTTTATGGTGCGGCTTTAATAAGAAACTTGTTTTCATTAGCCGATGCAGCAAATGTTTTATCTGTTACATTGCGTTGCGGCTCAGATATTGAAGCTAATATGTTTTGGAAAGCTATGGGTTTTTATTGCGAGGCTGTAACTGTTGGCGGTATTCGGAGAATGAGAGATATAAATTGTTGGCGTTACGATTTACAGCAACCACTGTTTGTTATTAATGAAAAGCCTAGCGACAAGAGGAAAGATTCAAGCGTTTGGCAAAAAAGAAAATCATCTGCTAACAGTTCCTTTCAAAGAGGCAAGAAGATGCGTCAATACAGAGAGAAAATTTTAGCAGAGGCAATGGCAGATGGGCAAGAAAAGCAGGGATAAAGGTGCAGCATTTGAACGCTGGCTATGCAATGAGATAGACCAGCATTTAGGATTTAAACCCAAGCGCAACCTCTCTCAATATCAAACAAAGGGTCAGTCAGATATTATTATACCTGGCTTTGCCATAGAAGCAAAAGCCTATGCGAAAGGCTACACCCATAAAGCTGATTGGTGGGTGCAAGCCTGTGAGCAAGCTGGGGATAATGAGCCTGTCCTTGTGTATAAGTATGATTATCAAGAGCCAAGAGCCGTTATTTCTCTTTCAGTTATCAACAAGGAGTTTGATTACACAGGCATAACTTGCACCCTTTCTCTCTCAGATCTTTGGTACATTATCCGTGAAAAATTATCTGAAAAGGGGCTTGGCGAAGATAAAAATATATGATATTTAGATTTATCTATACATTGCTGTGCGGCAGAACTGCTTAGTATTACTGCATAGCATTACTTCTTTTCTATTCCTTTTTTATAAATAAAAAAAGCAATGCATTGCATCATTGCAAAGCATTGCTTTTATGCCGTACGGCATTGATCTTTCTCTGCTAGTCTACAACTGCATGCTTTTTATACAGCAGCACTAAAAGCTGTATTGGCTTTGGTATCTTTCTCTGTCCGTGTTCGTAGTAAAACACTGCCCTCTCTGATACGCCCAATAGCTGACCGAATTGTTTAGCTGTAATTTTCAGCCTCTCTCTTTCGGCTTTAAATTCTGCTGGTGTCATCTCTTTATTCATGTTATCCCTTTCTCATAGGCCTTGATCCGCCTATGTTTGCTAGTAAAGGGTGGCCAGGTAATCCAACGACTTGACCGCCCTTTCTCTTTTAGTCGTCTGATCTGTAGCTGTGATCCATGTTAAAATGCCTGTTCAGCTTGTGAAACAAGTTATCTAATTTGCCAACGTCAGACATATAAAGATCGTTTGTTTCTGCAATCATAGAAAGGCAATGCCCCAAATGATTCTTAAGATCCTTTATTGTGGCAAGCTGATCGGCGGTCATACCTTGCATGGCCTTGTCATTTATTGCCGCTTGCTTTTCTCTTTTGATTTCCCAGTCTGATTTTTTAGTCATAACAGATCCTTCCTGTTTGCTAGTTGTGCCATTAACGGCGATTTAAACGCTGCTCAGCGTTTATCACTGCCTTGCCAGTAGAAACCACCAGACAAGGCAGACATAAAGGCTGGTGAGCTTTAAATCATCATTAAAACTGTAAAGCCCCACACTGTAGCCATAAAGACAAGGCCGACTAGTAAGCTTTCATACTTGATCAGAAAGTTGTTTATCTTTTTAAGCATTGTTTGATCCTTTCTTATGCGTCTATCATCTGGACATAATCGAGATCATTGAATGCTTTTATATCAAAGTCTGAAAACATATCTTTGATCTTGTCCGGATATTCTTGCGCTAATGCCTGAGCCATGAATGCAGATTTTTTGAGATGCAAGTAATCCCTGACAGAATACCGATCAGGCTTTTCTAATGCCTCAAGGATATGTTTCACAGCAAAATACTTGGCAGCTTGATCAATGGTCATGCCATGTTTGCGACCATACTGAAATTGCCTGTGGCTTTTTTCATAGTCTTTTTCAATCTTATACAGATCTTCACGGTAATGCTCCCACCTTAAAAAGTTTAAGCCTTGTATTGCTGAATATCCCTTATTGATTAAGGCTTTTTGTTTTGCGTTTATCATAGCTTTGATCCTTCCTTTGTTTGCTATGTTGGCGTTATTGCCATTTCAACACCTTAGCAGATATTGAAAAGGCAAGGCCGCATGACACGGCCTAGCCAATAAATTATCCCATGATGATTTCAATGTGATCATCTGCCCATGATTTATTGATTCCAGCCTTTTCTATTAGCTGATCTTTAATCATCTGTTCTTTTGTTTTACCTATACGCCAAGCTTGATCAATGTCCTGATTAGCCCATTTTAAAGCTTCAGGATGCAGATCGCCGCCTGTTTCATGTAGTAGCTGGATAAGATCAGGATCATGTTTATCTGTGAATCCTTCACTGTTATTTGAAGCAAAACTGTTATTCTGTCCTGATCCTTCAATGTTGAAATATGTTTCTTCAACATAGAAGCAGCCTGTTTTGCCGTGTCCTAATTCTTCAGCCTGTTTGCTAGTCGCAAAGGCATAGCTGATCTGTTTATAATGTTTCATTATTCTGATCCTTTTGTGATTGTGATTGTTTGCTCGTTAAATGCTGCCTTGTATTGTGTAGCATTGCCAAAAAAGGCGGTTAGGTATTTACCGCACAGATCAATGATTGGCCTTTGCTGAGTGCCGGCAATTTTGTGTTGTGGATTGTCATCCGTAAATGACAGAATAATTGCATCGTCTGTGATCGACTTGGCAAAGGTCATGCCGCTAGTAAATCCGGCATTGATTAGGATCTGGCCTTCAATCCAGATCCGTTTGTTGCCTTTGTTTGTGCATACTTTGTATAGCTTTTCCATCAGATTGATCCTTTTTGCTAGTGTTAATATTGTGATTCGAGATATTCTCTCAATTCTTTGTTTTTGCGCGTGATCAATAAATCCCTCACTTTTGGATCTTGTAATACAATAAGAGGGTCCAGTGTTAGCTCACCGCATAAAGCCATAAATTCAAATTTTGTCATTAGCTTGATCCTTCCGTTTGCTATTTGATTTTAAGGCTTGTCATAATCATTGGCAGATGAAACATAATAAGGCCAGTAACACCTACCAGAATGCTTAAGAATGGGTGAGGCATAACTTGCGTTAACATATCAAGAATTGCTGATAACATAAAAACCATGCCAATAATCATAATTAAGATTGTGTCTTTATTGTCCATTGTTTTGATCCTCAATAGTTGTTTGCTATATCTTATACATAATGAACAGTGTTCACATTGTCAACAATAAAAATATATGATATAAAAATTGCATACATTGATTAGCAAACATTGCTATCAATTCTAGGCAAACATTACCTACATTATTAGACAGACATTGCAGCTGGATCAGTCAGATTTATTTTGATTGATTGGGGTTGGATTTTAAAAAACATTGTTTTGTTTTCCCCCCTCATAACAAAGACAAACACACATTGTTTAGCGCGGCATTGATTGCTGTACGGGGGGCATTGCAAAAGGTAGGCACACCCAAAACAAACCGCGCCGCACAATATACATTAAATACTACATTTACACACACAGTCTGAATGATTATGTTGAGGCATGGCAAAGCTTACAAAGACAAGGATTGATGACTTAGTTGGCATGATTATGGAGGGTCATAGTCTTGCTAGGTCATGTACTGAGTTGAGTATAAGTAGGCGTAACATTTACAGCCGTATGGGTAAGGATGCTGAGTTAGAGCGTAGGATCAGGACGGCCCAGCAGCAGAGTGCTGAGA